ATATATTTGTTTGCCTTTGACCAGATATGGGTGTAGATGTTCAACAAGTTTTTCATTCCATACAGTAACGTTGTGCCAGTCAGTCATTTCTTCTCTACCTTTCATACGATTAGTAGCTAGACTAAACTTCATATACTGTTTGCCACTGCTTGAATCTTTAAGCTCGGCATCTTTGCCGAGCCTCCCTATCAAACATACTCTGTTTAAATCATTTGCCATTTATTTTTTCCTCCAATAGTTTAACTTTTTTATTACCAACAGGTTCCTTAAAATCATCAGCTTCAGCTTCTGAATACAAGTAAGCATGAGCATTCAATAGTTTTAAGATACATCTATCTACTGCTCTCTTCTCTGCCATTGCATATGGATAAGAGTTCATTGTATTTTGTTTGCTGCTTTCACCTAATGATTCTACAGTCCTGTCTCCTAGTGTAGCTATACACTTAACAACAACATCTGGATTAAAGTTAAGTACATCTAGTGTCCATGTAATGTTGTCTTGAGCTGCTACTTTTTCTAGAGCATTGTGTTTAATTATCCATGTAGTTTTGCCACCTCTTTTAAGATCCCAGAAGTCTGCACTACCTAGCTTGTAATCGCTTTTAAATTTAGCAATCAACTGTTCTGTATAGTTACTCATCTTTGTCCTCCTTTAGACTAATGATTCCACGTTTGTTTAATGATATAGATATACCTGCACCGTATACTTTACGATGCTTGGTCTTATCTAATCTGCTTTTTAAATTATCTTTATGTTCATTGTGTTGTATAACAAATGGCTTAGTAGCTTTGTATAGCTTTACTTGTTCTAAGAACTCATCATCTTTACTCAAGTCTATTGACTTTAATCCATTGATAGCAATGTCATCTGGCTTTGGTGTTACCGGTAACTCTACATCTATTGGCTGTTCATCATTGACAACACATTTCCAGATGTAACTAAGAACTTTAAACAATCGTTGTTGGTCTCCCATGTCACTATCTATTACACCGTGTTCCCATTTGTTGTTACCAAATATAGCTGAGAGATACATCCATGTTGCACCAGTGTGCATCATGTAATGTTGCATCTGCCAGTAGTTACGTTCAGCTAATACATCAAAGCGATTGCCATGATATGTATGCTTACATTCTATTGGTATCTTTTTGTCAAGTGTCATACCATCTAGATGTGACATCAACCAATCAGGATGTACACCAGTACTGTTAACATCTACATCTCTGATTATTGTTTCGTTTAACTCATAACCTAAAAAGTCTAAGTTAACTTTTTCTGTAGCAACACCTACCTGCACTGCTATATTTTTAGAGAGATCGTCAGGTTCTTTACGACCTGTCTTCTCTTCCCAAACAGATTGCCAGTCACCGGTCATGATTCTTGTCGAATCAGATCCACCAATGCCACGCTTTCTGTCTTCTATTTGTTGTTGTGATAACATAATGTCTCCTATGTTTGTTCTATAATTATACTACTTATCTTCTACTTTATCTAAGTATTTGTTGTGTATCTTCTGGTCACCTTGCATCCATATCTCTAGTCTCATAAAATTTTTAGTCATCTTGTATAGCCAATCATAATGTTCAACATACATTGGCTCACATCTGTCTATAAAATCTTTGGGTACTGGTAGTCTAGGGTATGGATACTCTTTGATTATACTTTCAGTGCAGTGATCTATAATAAATCTTGGATACTTGCATAGTAAATCAAAGTATCTAGTCAATCCTAAATCATCTGGAACTTTAACTTGAAACGTACTAGCTATAGTCTCAAGACATATAGCCACATCCTCCCTAGAACATGGCTTCATGTCAGCACTACAACTGGTCAAGATATCAGGTGCGATACCATCAGCGCGGTCAGTCTTTGGAAAGTCTCTTGTTATTCCCATCTGATTCTGTATCTGTTCGCTTCGCAACACTAAGTATTCTACGCCTCCTTTTCTGAACTGAATCGGTACTTGTTGCAGAATGTCCTGTACTTTTGTCGTTGCGGACACGGTACTCATCTGCTCTACGGATCCAATTCCTAAACGTTGCTTCCCAATTTGCAGATACGCCTCCATTGGCAAGGTAGTAATCAACGAACTTATCTTTTTCATATTGTATATTTACCTCCGGGCAAGATGACATCATGTTTGTAATAGTTTCTTTTGATGGCATCCAACCCTCTTTCATTTTTGTTTTCATTTACACTCCTAAAATAATTTGTGTTGTTGTATGTTAGAGTAAGCAATCTTATCGATAAGTTTCAGGACACAACCAGTCCATTCATCTCTCATGCTTAGCTTGTGATAGTTCCAAATGTCTACATGTTTATGAGGTATGGCACTCCTAAACTGTAAGCTTGTATCCTTTGGATTTATCGTTGCTTGTATTACATCTGGTAAATGTTCATGCACAATACAGCCACAGAATTCCATGCCTGTACCACCCCATCTAACAGCACGTATATCTACTGATATATCTGACTGAGGTATAGACTTGACTTGCTCAAGTGTGCATCTCATATCTATACCTTGCCATTTTATATACAGTAATCTAATTGTTTTCATACCAAGACATACAATCTTTTAAACTATAGTTACCAGATGGAAACATAATGTCTCTTTCAATACCCAGTCCCATACCTACTGGTGTACTAGCTAGCTCATCAAGACTTACATGTCCATACTCAGCCTCATGTATACAACATAAGCCGTAAGCTATGTTAGTCTTTGGATCTAGTTCAGATAGATACCATGTACCTATACCGATTGGATTGAATAGTTTTACAACACAATCAAATGATTTAGTACCATCTTGTTGTTCATGATTCTTAATCAGTTGTGTTCGTTGTGTCTTTGTTAGTAGTTTCATTGTTATCTCCAAGTGTTATGACAGTGAATTCCCACTCACCATCTTTGTTTACATAATGCTCAGTGTTACCACCAAGCTGTTCAAGTACGTTTATTGTTTTATTTAAGCTCATCTCTCTCCTCATCATCTTCAAAATCATCTGCGTTTTGTATGCACTCGTCCCACCTTGAAGTTTGTTCTAGCATATAAGTTTTACCCTCTCCCTCAAGATATATTTCTTGTGCCTTTTCAAAACTCTCTGCATAAACTGTTACTTCTTCAGTCATATCGCAATGGTTATGCCAAATATATTCTTTTAGTTTTTTTGTTTTATTTAAGCTCATTGCTTTTCCTCCATATATTTATTTGCTTTCCAATTAATGTAGTAATCAATCTCAGGACCATAGTCATGTAGACTTGCGATGCTATCTCTTAATTGAAAGAAACCGAAGTTACCCATGTATGCCATGAGCATACGTGCATAAAATGGTTTATAATTATTATTGATTTTGAATTGGTCACCAACGGTATCAACATCTATGTTGTATCTAATAACACCTAGTATTGTTTCGATATTGTAATGTTTCTTACCGCTCTTCATAAGCATCTTCGTATACTTAACAACCCTATCAAATACGATAGGGTTATTACGATGAAACTTACGGAAGTTATCACAACTCATTTTCACGTGCCATTACTTTCTCATCTTCTGATTGCTGATGCATTTCATCAGCGCGATCGTCAATAAGATTTGATATGGTTTGTTCTTGATTGTCTAAGATTGTAAACAATTCATTGAACGCATCACGTTTGCCTTGATTGTATGACAAGTCACACTTAGCATCCAATGATGTATTCTTGTGTTCATCTGGTAACTCAACAATTACTTTCGTTAAACACTGTGCTACATAGCCAGTGTATTGTTTAGTTACAGTATGAGCTGACATGAGTTCATAAATATTCATGCCATCTGTTCTCTCTCTCTTCATATTTATCTCCAAGTTGTAGGTAGACAAGAAAACTAGCCATTAATAAACTTGCCTACCCGTATTGTTCTATTATTATACTACCTTTGTACTACTTAAGGTAGCCCTTTCTCATCCAAGATTGTATCTGTATTGCATCAAGCCAATCAGATACCTTTGGAATATAACCACAATCCTCAGTGATATGCCTTTCAGCTATCAATCGGACCGGGACTTTACGTCCATCACTATTAGTTATCGTAGTGCCGAACACTTGTTCGCACATAAAGCAACCCTCAGTGTGATGTCGCAAAGCCCTGTGCTTGACTGTGGCTATGTGTTTCTTACTGTCATCAAACCAATCATGAATGGCTTGGTAATCCTCTGGAACTCCGCCCCATTTCTGGACTGATGACAGTGCATGATGATAACAGTTAGCCATTGTCTAAAACTCCTGCATCAGCATCTAATTCCTCGAATCTATGATGTTCAGATTCACGATAGTAAGTTTCGCAATCAATAATAAGTTCACCATCTTTATAAACTACATCACCACTACCACCCTCATTGTTATACCAATCAATAGATACATAATTCATATAGTCACCAATAAAGTCAGTAATATACTCAGACAGTGTAGTGCTTCTATGTTCTTCTGATTCATGTGGTTTATACCAGATGTACTTATGTCCTAATCTCAATGGATCACGATAATAATCTTCTAGTGCATACATTTTATTTCTTTGTTTTTTGTACGTAGGATCATCCCAATCTATAGTTTGTGTTTCACCTAGTCCAGCTTCTTTCTTTATAACTTGATGGTCAGGTATCTCATCTTGTGTAACAAAATGTACACTTTCAAAGTCACCACTGTCACCACCACCATTGAAACTAACAGCAAAATATATAACATCATGCTGCTTCATGAACTTATGAAACTCTGGTATTGAATGTTCTTTGAAAGACTTATTCTGTCTTTCCCTACGTTCTTCCCATGTTTCTTCTTGTTTTGCTTTCGTACTCATATTGTTTACCTCGTATGTTGTTATAGTTATTTGATAGAGAAACAGTACGATCCGTAAGAATCGGTACACGTTCCCCCAAGTTACATGTCGCCACCAGAGTGGCGGATAATCACAAGGACACATATGTCCTTGTGTAAAGGGTGTGGCTCACGCCACGCCAAAGTTTTTTCGAAGAAAAAAATGAGTGGTCGTAAAGACCACTCATTCTGATTAACTACTGTTGTTTACTCTTTGCACGTTCGCGAAGTTCATTCGCCAATGGTGGATAATAGGAATCAATAGTAGCTTGAAGATTCTCAGCAATCTCAAAGAATCCATTTTCTTCTAAGATACTATGCTGAGCTACAGCATTTTGCTGAGTTTCAGATACTTTAGTAGATTTCCTTGAGAATCTAGATTTAGGCTTACTAGCATTAGCAACCAGATTCTCATTTGCCTCAGCAAACCTAACCAATTGACCTAGAATCCTAACAAACATACCTTTTGCAAGTTTGTCTGATTCATAGTTAAACACGTTAGTCTCAGGGTTGTAACTAGGGCAGATAGCACTATATCCTGATGCAACCATTATGTTTGATAACGATTCCATTATAATATCCTCACGATGAGCCATAGTTACTGGGTTAGATTTGCCATTATTTGATTTACTGTTTTTCATAGTTTACTCCTATGTATTGTTAATTATAAATATACAAAAAATATATATTCTTTGTACGGCAAGGGTTAATCACAAACGGCTTGGACTATCAACCACACCCAGACACAGACGAGGGACGAGGACAATGTCTGAGTGGCTTGCG